CCTGGAAACGAGCACTGTGGTGCTTTTGGGTGTGATAGTTATGATATATCTGGTACAGTTGATCAAAGAGGTTCTAATGGATCTTTACACGGGTTAACTAAGTTTTCTATGGAAGACGTACCGCCTAACCATTTTTTCTTAGAATATATAGCTAGACCACAAACTGCTGAGATATTTTTTGAAGATGTTTTAATGGCTTGTATATTTTACGGTATGCCAATACTTGCAGAGAATAACAAACCTAGACTTTTATACCATTTTAAAAGAAGAGGTTATAGAGGTTTTTCAATGAATAGACCAGATAAAGTTTGGAATAAACTATCTGTTACTGAAAGAGAAATAGGTGGAATACCTAACTCTAGCGAAGATATAAAACAAGCTCATGCTGCGGCAATTGAAACTTATGTAGAACAACATATTGGTCTTTTAGATACTGGATATGGAGATATGTATTTTCAAAGAACACTAGAAGACTGGGCTAGATTTAACATAAATAACAGAACAAGTCACGATGCGTCTATTAGCTCTGGACTTGCTTTAATGGCTTGCAATAAACACAGATATGTTCCTGTAAATAGAATAGAAAGACAACCTGTTAATCTAGGTATTAAAAGATACAATAATGATGGTAGTACCTCAAAAATTATACTATAAATGAATATATACACAAATACCAATAGTTCTTTTCCAAGCCAAGTGGTTAGTGATGCTGAAAAGGCGTCGTTAGAGTATGGTATTCAAGTGGCTAGAGCCATTGAACAAGAGTGGTTTGACCAAGGAAGAACTAATGCTAATAGGTATCAAACAAACTATAATAACTTTCATCAGTTAAGGTTATACGCTAGAGGTGAGCAATCTATACAAAAATACAAAGATGAGTTAGCTATTAATGGTGACTTGTCTTATCTTAATTTAGATTGGAAACCAGTACCTGTTATATCTAAGTTTGTGGATATAGTAGTTAATGGTATGACTCAAAAAGGTTATCAGGTTAAAGCTATGGCTACTGATCCATTCGCTTTAAAACAAAGAACTAACTACGCTTTTAATGCTTTGAGAGATATAGAAAACAAAGCATACTTAGATCAGATTAATGCTGAGTTTGGACAAAACTTATATTCTTCTTCTGAACCTGACATGCTTCCTGATAACAAAGAGGAACTTGATTTATTTATGCAATTAAACTACAAACAAAGTGTAGAGATTGCAGAAGAAGAGGTTATTAAAACAGTTTTAAGTCAAAACAAGTACGATGAAACAAGAAAAAGACTAGCGTATGACTTAACGGTACTAGGTATATCTTGTTTAAAAACTAGTTTCAATGTGTCTGAAGGAATAAAAGTAGATTATGTTGATCCAGCTTATTTAGTTTATTCTTACACAGAAGATCCAAACTTTGAAGATATATATTACGTAGGTGAAGTTAAATCTATAACTATAGCCGAATTAAAAAAAGAATTTCCATATATATCTGAAGAGGAATTAAAAAATATACAAAATATGCCTGGCAACAATCAGTATATAACTGGTTGGGGTAATTACGATGAAAACACTGTTCAAGTATTGTATTTTGAGTACAAGACGTACAATAACCAAGTGTTTAAAATAAAACAAACTGAAAATGGATTAGAAAAAGCTATAGTTAAAGACGATAGTTTTGATCCACCAGTTAACGATAATTTTGAAAGAGTTTCTAGAACTATTGAAGTTTTATACTCTGGAGCTAAAGTATTAGGTAATAATACCATGCTTGAATGGAAATTAACTGAAAATATGACTAGGCCGTATGCTGATACAACCAAAGTAGTGATGAACTACTCTATTGTAGCGCCTAGAATGTACAAAGGAAGAATTGAGTCAATAGTTAGTAAGATCACTGGATTTGCTGATATGATTCAATTAACTCATTTGAAGCTACAACAAGTAATGTCTAGAATAGTACCAGATGGTGTGTTCTTAGATATGGATGGTTTAGCTGAAGTTGATCTTGGTAATGGTACAAATTATAACGCAGCGGAAGCATTAAACATGTATTTCCAAACTGGTAGTGTAGTTGGTAGATCACTTACTCAAGATGGTGAATTAAACAGGGGTAAAGTACCAGTTCAAGAATTATCTTCTTCATCTGGTCAAGGAAAAATAGCTTCATTAATAAACACTTACAACTATTATCTACAGATGATAAGGGATGTAACTGGATTAAACGAAGCAAGAGATGGTAGTAACCCAGATAAAGACGCTCTTCTAGGGCTTCAAAAGATGGCTGCTAATCAATCAAATGTCGCAACTAGGCATATATTACAATCACTGTTTTATTTAACCATTAGAGCATGCGAGAACGTTAGTATGAAAGTTGCTGATGTACTTGATTTTCCTTTAACTAGAATGTCTTTAATAAACAGTATAAACACGTTTAATGCTGCTGTATTAGAAGAAGTTGACGAGTTAAGTTTACATGATTTCGGAATATTCTTAGAGTTAGAACCTGAAGAAGAAGAAAAGTCTCAATTAGAACAAAATATACAAATAGCTTTACAAGCTGGTATGATTGGTTTAGAAGATGCTATTGATATTAGAGAAATATCTAATCTTAAACTAGCTAATCAATTACTTAAATTTAGACAGAAAAAGAAACAAGAAGCTGCTGAACAAGCGCAACTTGCTAATATACAGGCGCAAGCACAAGCTAATTCAGAAGCAAACGAGAGAGCTGCTATGGCTGAGGTTCAAAAACAACAAGCTCTTACTCAAGAGAAAGTTAGTATTGAACAAGCTAAATCACAGTTTGAGATACAAAGAATGCAAACAGAAGCTCAAATTAAAAGAGAGCTTATGGCTGAAGAGTTTAATTATCAAATGCAATTAGCTCAAATAAAAGCTAATGCAGAAGCTGGTAAAATTGCTGAAGTTGAAGATCGCAAAGACAAAAGAACTAAAATACAAGCTACACAACAATCTGAGTTAATAAATCAAAGACAAAATGATTTGTTACCTAAAGATTTTGAGTCACAAGGGAACGACACTCTTGGAGGATTCAATCTAGAGCAGTTTGCTCCTAGATAAATTTTATTAATCAATTATATATTATTATATCATGTCAGAAATTGTAAAACAAGAGGGTGATTTTAAATTAAAAAAGAAAAAACCCGCGATGAAAAAACTAAATAACAACGAAGATGTTATTAAAGTTGATCTAACACCTAAAAAAGAAGAAGATGCCGTTCAAGAGCAAATCACAGATGAAAGCTTGTTACGCACAGAACAACCCGAAGTGGAATTGCAAGAAGTGGTTGAACGAGACGAAGAACCCGCAGAGCCTACCGAAGAGGTTGTTGAACAAGAACCAGTAGTTATTCAAGAAATAACTGAAGAAGAGGTAGAAGAGGTTAAAGATCTAACGGAACAAGTTGAACAAGCTGTTCAAGAAAGCGAACAAACAGGTAAACAATTACCTGAAAACATAGAAAAATTAGTTTCTTTTATGGAAGAGACTGGTGGAACGGTAGAAGATTATGTTAGATTAAATGCTAATTACGACAACGTAAATAACGAAGCGTTATTAAAAGAATACTATAAAAAAACAAGGCCACATCTAGACTCTGAAGAAATAGAATTCCTTATGGAAGATAATTTCAGTTATGATGAGGAGTTGGATGAAGATAGAGACGTAAGAAAAAAGAAACTTGCGTTTAAAGAAGAAGTTGCAAAAGCTAAGAGTTATCTTGAAGAGCTTAAGGGTAAATATTACGAGGAAATCAAGTTGAGACCTGGTGTTACCCAAGAACAAAAGAAAGCGCTTGACTTTTTTAACCGATATAATGAAGAGCAAAGCATAGCTGCTGAGCAACACGAGAAGTTTAAAGCCGAGACTAAAAGGCTTTTTTCTGATGATTTCAAAGGTTTTGACATCAATGTAGGAGAAAAGAAATTTAGGTACGGTATTCAAAATGTTGAAAAAGTAGCTGAGAACCAATCAAACATCAACAACCTAATTAAGAAGTTCTTAAACGATAAAGGTGAAGTTGTAGACGCGAAAGGGTATCATAAGGCTATGTACGCTGCTGAGAACATTGACAGGATAGCATCTCACTTTTATGAGCAAGGCAAGGCCGATGCAGTAAAAGAAGTAGTTACTAATTCAAAAAACCCCAGTACTGAAACAAGAAAAGCAGCTTCTGGTGATGTTTACATCAATGGTTTAAAAGTTAAAGCAATCAGTGGTTTTGATTCTTCAAAATTAAAAATTAAAACAAAAAAATTTAACAATTAAAAAAATTAATTATGGCAGTAGTCGCACCCGTATATGGGTCAATTAAACCGTCTCAGAAGCAACAACTTCTTGAGTCAAATTATTTAAACTTTACAGACGGATCTGGAAATGATTTCGCACAACAGTACTTACCTGAAATTTATGAGGCTGAAGTAGAGCGCTATGGAAATAGAACTTTATCTGGTTTCTTAAGAATGGTTGGAGCTGAAATGCCAATGTCTTCTGATCAAATCGTATGGTCTGAGCAAAACAGATTGCATATCGCTTACGATAGCGTTACAAAAGCAACTGATACAACTTTAACATTCGCTTTGAATGCAACAGCTGGTCCTAACTTTGTACAAAACGTTATCTCTAAAAACCAAACATTAGTAGTTATTGATCCTGCAACAGGACAAGACTTAAAAGTTTTTGTAACAGATAGTGTTAACACTTCTGCTACATTAGCTACTATTACAGTAAAACCTTATACTGCCGCTGATATGGCTGCTTTATCTGCAACTGCTGGAGCACTTAAAATCTTCGTATACGGTTCTGAATACAAAAAAGGAACTACAGATGCTGATATTAAGTCTGTAACACCTTCTTTCACTCAGTACTCTAACTCTCCAATCATTATCAAAGAGAAGTATGCTATCTCTGGATCTGATACTGCTCAAATTGGATGGGTTGAAGTTGCTACTGAAGATGGTGCATCTGGATATTTATGGTATTTAAAAGCTGAATCTGAAACTCGTCTACGTTTTGAGGATTACTTAGAAATGTCTGTAGTTGAAGGAGAGTTAGTTTCTGGAGCTTCTACTTTAGATACTGTTGAAGGTATCAAAGGTACTGAAGGTTTATTCGCAGCTGTACAATCAAGAGGTAACGTATTAAACAACTTTACTGCAGCTTCTGGATTAGCTGACTTTGATAGCATCTTGAAAAACTTAGATACTCAAGGAGCAATTGAAGAAAACATGTTATTCTTAAACAGACAAACTTCTTTAGATTTCGATGATATGCTTGCTGGTTTATCTGCTGGAGCTAACGGAGGTACTGCTTATGGATTGTTTGAAAACTCTGCTGAAATGGCGTTAAACTTAGGTTTCACTGGATTTAGAAGAGGTTCTTACGATTTCTATAAGACTGACTGGAAATACTTAAACGATGCTTCTACTCGTGGTGCTTCTAACGGAGCTGGACAAGTAGGATCTGGTATTGATGGTGTATTAGTACCTGCTGGAACTTCTACAGTATACGATCAAATCTTAGGAACAAACATCAGAAGACCATTCTTACACGTACGTTATAGAGCTTCTCAGGCTGACGACAGAAGAATGAAATCTTGGATCACTGGTTCTGTAGGTGGAGCTTACACTTCTGATCTTGATGCAATGGAAGTACACTTCCTTTCTGAAAGATGTCTTGTAGTTCAAGCAGCTAACAACTTCGTATTGTTTACTGCATCTGCATAACAACAACTTGTAATTATTACCCTCGTTGTACTGACGGGGGTAATTTTTACTTTTATAAACTATTTAATCTTATTATATTATGGCTAAAAAAGCTACCGCTTCTACAGAAGAAGTATTTGAAGAAACTATGGTTGTTGAACAACCCAAAAAAGAAACACCAAAAGCACCTGCTAAACCAGCGTGGGAAATAAAAGATAGAACGTATTATTTAACTGGGGCACATAGTCCTTTAACGTTTACTTTGCCATCAAGACACACGTCAAGATACCCATTATTATGGTTTAACAAAGAAACTGGTGATCAAAAAGAAATTAGATTTGCAACTAATCAAAACTCTCCTTTTGTAGACGAACAAAAAGGTGAAGCAACATTAGGGCACATCATGTTTAAAAATGGTACTTTATTTGTACCAAAAGAAAAACAAAACTTACAAAAATTATTATCTCTTTATCACCCAGGTTTAAATATTAAGTATGCTGAATTTGATGCTATTTTAACAGCTAATAACGAATTAGAAGACTTAGATATTCAAATTGATGCTTTAGTAGCTGCAAGAGAAATAGATGTTGATCAAGCTGAAGCTATTTTAAGAGTTGAAATTGGATCTGCTGTTTCAGGAATGAGCTCTAAGGAAATTAGAAGAGATTTATTATTATTTGCAAGAAGAAATCCAGGAT